GAGAATCTTTGGAAGGTCTTTGGGTTGGGAGAAAGGGGTAAGTCATCAGAGATAATCTACACACACTGGAGACCGGGTTACTTCCCGGACAGTTGTGAAACGGTTTATGGCTTAGACTTTGGCTACTCGGTACCCACTGCTTTAGTCAAGGTAGGGTTTTACGAAGGCCAGACATTTGTCAAGGAGATGCTTTACGAAACGAAGCTAACGACCACCGATTTAATAGAAAGGTTAAAGCTCTTAGATATCAAAAGGTCCGATGAGATATTTTGTGATGCTGCTGAGCCTAAGACTATTGAGGAACTGGTAAGGGCTGGGTATAATGCCAAGCCTGCTGAGAAGGATGTCTATGCTGGCATCCAAAAGGTTAAAAGCCAGCCATTGATAGTATCACCTGACAGTAGTAACCTAATGAAAGAGATTAAGTCCTACAAATGGAAGGTTGACAAAGATGGCAAGGTCCATCCAGATGAGCAGCCAGTCAAGATGTGGGATCACCTATGCGATGCAATGCGGTATGCAATTTATACGAAACTAAACAAGCCTAAGTTCGAGGTAATGGCTTGGTAAAATAAAGAAAGTGGGCAGAATACAAGATGCGTGGGATGCGTTAACTAAAAAGGCGGTGCCAATGATGCCGGTAGGTCAGCCCTTTGCTTCCTATCAGGTAACTGGAGGCACTTTTGTCGGTATTACTGACAACCGTACTAATTACATTCGGGATGGCTATCAAGTTAACGACATTCTCTATGCGACTATAACTCTCATTACAGACAAGGTAAAACTGCCTGACTGGTCCACTTACAAGGTTGTTGATGAGGCAGCATTTAAGTCGTATCAGGGCTTAATGAGAAAAAAAGATATCTCTACCGAGGACTTTCAGAAGGCAATGGGCTATAAAAAGAAAGCCTTAGAGCCAATCTATGTAGATAGACTTACAGAACTTTTACGATACCCTAACGACTATGAGACCTTTCAAGATTTGGTAGCCAACTCAACTGGTTGGAAACTAATTACTGGAGGTCGTTGTATTTGGGCTCAGATGCTTGACATGGGAGCCAATCAAGGCAAGCCCTATCAGTTACATAACCTACCTTATCAAGAGGTATCTATTATAGCATCTACTAACCTATTCCCGATTGTTGAGGAAGGGTACATGATACCAGTCCTTTCTAATGCTTTATTCCCTAAAAGCCAGGTTTTACATGACAAATACCAGAACTATGACTGGGATGTCAACGGAGCTCATCTTTATGGTATGAGCCCTCTTAAAGCTGCTTTAAGGAGACTTAGCCGATCTAACTCAGCTATCAAGGCTAGTGCGGCCATGCTCGAGAATCAAGGGGTTAAGGGTGTACTTTATGTTGATGACCCAAGAGTCATAGGTGGTGGAGTAGATGTGGCCGATACAAGAAAGCAAGTAGAAGCTATTAAGAGTAAACTTGTAGGCAAAGGTGAGTGGGTCGGATCAGAGAACTGGGGCCGCATTGGTGTCTCTGGTTACAAGATGGGATGGCAGTCTGTTGGACTTAACCCAGTAGAGCTATCTATCATTGATTCTGAGAAATGGGATTTGAAGCGGTTTGCATCCGTTTATGGGGTGCCTAGCCAGTTGGTGGGTGATTCTGAGACTTCGACCTATAACAATGTCAGAGAGGCTGAAAAGGCCCTTACAACTCGTTGTGCGATGCCAGCCCTTGTGTCATTCCGTAACCATTTTAATAGAAAGCTACAAACAGACTGGGGATATAAGGGTCAGAATGTCTATATAGACTTTGATCATACCGTATTTACAGAACTGCAAGAGGATGTAGTGGAGAAGTCAAGCTGGATTAAGGACCTTAAAGCCCTTAGCCCTAATGAGCAAAGAATGCTGCTTGGACTGGAAAGAATTGACAATCCTTTGTTTGATGAGCCTTGGATTACCACACAAGATGGAATGCCACTGAGTGAGTACGAAGCTCCAAACATGGACCTCAGCAATGGGGCTAATGACATAGAGGATGATGACCTCAATAATGAGTGAGGTTTACAGAACTTACCCCATAACCAAAAGGGAAAAGTGCTGTGCCTTATATAAAGCAAGAATGGAGGCTAAGAGATTAGTCTTAAAAAATAGATTGATGAATGACCAACAAGGAGAGAAAAGAGTATGCGGAGAACTTCTCGAGAATCAATCGGAAGTTTGCCAAGACGCACTTTCCTAAGGTCAAAAGACAACTTGATAAGGTTGTCAGTTCTTTGATAGGTACAATAAAAAGAGTGGGAGCCAGGCAAGCCCAGACAAAGCTGAGAACCCAGCTTTGGAATGATGAGCTCTATAAACCCATTGAGAACATTTACAAGCAAGTAGGTGTCTATCATGCCAACCAGATGTATAAGCTAATCCGCAAGGAAGTTAACCAGAAAGGGATAGGCAGAGATGAGAGATGGATTAAGTTTATAGTGGATGAGCTGGAAAGGACCTTGCTTCAGTATGCGGTAGTAAAGACCTCAGAGACCCTAAGGAACCATTTGCTGCTTGTCTTACAGAATGCCATCATAAAAGAGCAGACTGTGGATGAGATAGTTAAGATTCTACAAGACTCTGGCTTTACCTCTATGCAAGCCGAAAGGATTGTCAGAACTGAGGTAGGTAGGGCAGCAAACACTGGGATAAAGGCAGCAGCCGAGTCATTTGACTACCAAATGGTCAAAGAGTGGGTTGCCTTTAGAGATTCAAGGACCAGAGGTTTTAAGCCTGAGCAGCCTAAAGACCACTTTCACATGGATGGGCAAGTGGTAGGCTTTTATGACAACTTTGTGGACCCAAGGAGTGGTGAGAACATAGAATACCCTTTGGCTCCGGGTGGTTCGGCAGCGATGGTCATAAATTGCAGATGCTCTTATATTGTTGTACCAGAAAGAGATTCGAGAGGAAGATTAATAAATAGGGGAGGTGCTTGATCGGCTATGGCCAGTACTGCGGAATCATGAAATAATAACCAGGGTCAACCCTCCCAAAATATTGAATATGAAAAGATACTTTGAACAAAAGACAGTAAGCAACTCAGTGCAGGATGTCTCTACCACAACCAGAAAGGTAAAGGTAGCCATCAGCCAAATGGGCTCCAAGGACCTTGACAATGATGTCATTGACCACAATGCCTACAACAAGACAATGGCAGAGAGAGGTCCTAAAGGGGCTAACCTTATCTGGCATCTGACAGACCACAACCCAAGCCTTAAATCGGCCATTGGCAAGTTTTCTGAGTTGTATGTAGAAAAGGACTATTTGGTAGGTATTACCGATGTGCCTAACACTACATGGGGCAATGATGTTCTTGAGTTCTACAAGTCTGGTCATATTAACCAGCATTCGGTAGGCTTTAGAACTATCAAGGCTGAGAACCAAAAGAGCTCTGAGGGCGAGTACAATCTCATCAAAGAGATACTGCTTTTTGAAGGTTCGGCTGTCCTTTGGGGTGCTAATCCAAATACCCCTACTATTGAGGTAGGTAAAAGTTTGAACAGTCAAGAAATCCTTGACAGTCACTCTAAGCTGTCTAAAGAGCTGAGCATGCTCTTAAAGTCATTGAAAGATGGCCGCTTTTCTGATGATGCTTTCGAGTTTATCGAAATCAGAGTAGCACAAATAAACGAGGCAATTAAATCGCTTATTTCAATAGATACCACTCCTAAAGAGGAGCAACCCGCTGAAGCAGTTGCAGAGACTAAGGAGCCGGAGGTAGATTTGAGTGGATTGAAGCATAACTTAAATAACTTATTAACTAAATTAAATTCCTAACAATGGAAGAATTGAAAAGCATCGAGACTGCGGTAAAATCAGCTACCGAGTCTGTTGAAAAGATGAAAGCTGCCAATGAGGCTGCTATCGCTGATGTAAAAAATGATGTAGCCGAAGTAAAGGCTGCTGTGGTAACTATGGATGAGGCTGCTAAAAAGAACCAAGCTGCTCTTGATCAACTGATCGCTGAGAAGTCTGCTAAGAAGGTTGACAACAAGAACAAGTCTTTTGGTGAGGCTTACAATGAGGCTATTGCTGAGGCTTTTGAAGCTAAGCAAGCTGAACTCAAAGAGTTCCAAAAGAACAAGAATGCCAAGCTGACTATCGACTTGAAGTCAGTAGGTACAATGACTTTGACTGACAGCCTTACTGGTGATGGTGTAGCTAACTACAACCAGCGTCAAGGTTTGGTGCCTGCTCAGAAGATCAACATGCGTGATCTTATCCCTACTGCTGTATCTCCTACCGGACTTTATGTAACCTATCGTGAGACTGGTTCTGAAGGTTCTATTGGTGTTCAGACTGAAGGTTCAGCAAAGTCTCAAATCGACTACGATTTGACTGAAGTAAAGGTTGTATCTGACTACATCGCTGGCTTTGCTCGTTTTAGCAAGCAAATGATGTTCCAACTGCCTTTCTTGCAGAATACTTTGCAGAGAATGCTGCTTCGTGATTTCTACAAAAAGGAGAATGCAACTTTCTTTTCTACTGTGTCTGCTGCCGCTACCGGTTCAACTACTACCTCTGCAACTGTTGATGCTGAGCAACTGGTTGACTGGATTGCTAACCAACTGGCTGCTGATTTTGATGCCTCTTTTGCTTTGGTATCTTACCAGCAGTGGGCTCGCTTGCTCAAGACTAAGCCTTCTGACTACTCTGTGCCTGGTGGTGTTGTAATCGACCCAACTGGTAATGTGCGTATCGCTGGTGTACCTGTAATTGGTGCTTCTTGGGTAACTGATGACAAGGCCCTGATTATCGACTCTAACTATGTAGAAAGAGTTGAGACTGAAGGTCTGCGTGTTGAGTTCTCTTATGAGGATAGCGACAACTTCCAAAAGAACTTGGTAACTGCTCGTGTTGAGTGCTTTGAGGACATCAACCTTCTCCGCACTGATGCTGTTATCTATGCTGACTTTGGTAATGTCTAATATAGGTGCTGTGGTTTGATGTGGTGGGGCCGGTTTCGGCTGGCCCCTTTTTTTAATAAATCTCTATGCTATACAATCTACTTATTGACTGGAAAACCTTGAGTAATACATCTCCTTGGACTGAGCCAGTGCAATTACAAGAAATGAAGGATTATCTTCGTATTGAAGGTTTTATTACAAGCCCATTAAATACACAATCCGCTTTTCTTGATGACAACTTACTGATTGAGTCAATGATTGTATCAGCAAGGGAACGCATGGAAGAGTTTACTGGATTGACATTAAGAAGGAGGAGTTTTCAAATAGAGTTTACCAATTTAGCTGGAAACTTTGAGATTCCTTTTCAGCCAGTCAACTCAATTAGCTATGTCTATGATGATGAAGGGGATAGCATATCAACTGATGATTTTGAGGTGTCTTTGAACAATCGCTTATTTAAGTATCCTTTATGGCCTAACTTACAAATGATATTTGAGGCTGGTTATAGTGAGCAGACAATCCCTAAAGGATTAAAAGAGGCTATTATGAAAGAGGTAGCCTATCGCTATATTAATAGAGGAGATGAAAATGTTGATGGATTGAGCAAAGAAGCTATGAACTTAGCTGCTAGGTATAAAACCACAAACTGGTTAGGTTAATGGGGATAGGTAACTATAAACAAATAAGGTTATATCGATATCAGCCAGGATTGCCATCATTAGATGGTAATTACAATGAAGCGATTGGTAATACCTATAACTTATGGGCCGAGGTTACTGATGACAGTGGATCAAGGACAGTAAGTGATGGCATGGTTAACCTAAACAATAACAAGACCTTTAAGATATTTTACAGAGGCTATAATCCTTATGGCAATTACCGAATAGAGTATTATGGTGATAACTACGAGGTGGTAGGTGCCAGAAGGGTAGAAGAAAAGCGATTTAATTGGGTATTAACTGCTAGGAGCATATTGTGATAAAGATTAATGTCATAGGGATAGAGAATCTGCAAAAGCGAATTGCCAAGGCTTCGAATGATGTCAAGGTGCTTGTGGATGCGGAATTACAAGCATCTGCTATGGACTTTGTTGCATTAGCAAAAAGAGACTTAGCAACTCAAGGGGGCGATCGTGGAACACTATTAAGGTCTATTGCCTACACAAAAGAGGCCAACATGGCTTATAAGGTTAGTGCCAATGCGGTTTATGCTCCATTTATAGAATTTGGCACAAAAAGCAAATTCAACCCTTACCCTGGCACAGAGCAATTTGCTGCACAGTTTAGGGGAACAAAGCAAGGTGGGGCTTTAAGGCTCATCGATGCTATAAAGGGATGGGTAAAGAGAAAAGGGATTGCTAAAGGCAAAGAAGCTGATAGGGCAGCCTTTTTGATTGCTCGTTCTATATTTAGGAATGGTATTAGTCCTAAGCCATTCTTTTATAAGCAAATTATTCCAGTTAGGACAAAACTATTACAGAATCTAAATCGTGTATTAGATGCCATTTAAGGCAGCATTACCAGCATTGAAAAATGCATATTATAGACTGTTCAGCTCGGCTGGCACATTGCCTACTTTTAAGGATTTGGTGCCAACTGGAACAACTGGGTCTTGTGTGCTGATAAGTGGCGAAACATCAAGCCAATCAGAATATAATAACTCAGCCTTTTTACAGACTGCGGTTATTAGAGTGGAGATTATTATAAAAGCATTTACAATTCCTAACCCAGCAGTGGCAGAGTTAGCATTGACCTTTTTAGATAATCAGTTACTACCAACCCCTAACACAACTAATCTAAGTGTTACTGGGTTTCAAATAACGAGTATTAGAGTACAATCTATGGACCAGTTAGTAGAAGATGATGGTTCGGATGTTACCTTTAGATATATTATTAGATACGAGCATTTGTTAAACCAAATATAAATAAAATAAAATGGCAGATCCTACAACAATCTCCGGCAGTGTAATGTTCATTGAATATTCTGACACTCCGAGTGGTGCAAGAAAGTCGGCTGTATGTCAGAGTGAGGGATCATTCGATGGCAGCCGCAATGTGGTTAGTGATGAAACTAACTGTGGAACCCTTAAAACATTAGGACCTCAAAACAACCGATTCACTCTGAATGCAGTTGTTGATACAGCTCCTGATGCTTCTGAGGCTTCTTTTAATGATTTCCAAACGATGTATGCTAACAATACTAAAAAGTATTGGCATCTCACCGATTCAGCCGAGACTGTCTATCATGGCGGTTATGGTTGGATTGCCTCTTTGGGTCAGCAGAACGTAAGCGGTCAGACTGCTAAGTTCACAATGACTATTGAGATTGAAGGAGACATTGATACTCAACCAGCAAGCTAATAACACATGAAACAAATCACACACACAATCGGAGGCAAAGAGGTTACATTGGATGTCGGTAAGATGTGGTTCTCAAAGTTCTACGGAGAGGCTACATCTTCTGACCCTTTGTTAATGTCTGAGCTTCTAAGCAAGCCCGACAAGCAATTTGACTTTATCTGTGGCCTCGTTTATGGCGGCTTAAACTGCTATAACAAGGTCAATGGCATCAAAGAGTTTATTCCTATTGAGCAGGTCCAAGAGTGGGTCGGTGCAATGGATGAGACCGATGCTGCCAGTCTTATTAATAAGTTTGTCGAGGCTAATAAACCTAAAGACCAGGGGGAAGCCCAAGCCCAAGTGGTAAATCCTTAACTTGGGATGAGATGAGGTCGGAAGCCTTTGGCCAGATTGGTCTGCTTCCGGTTGACTTTTACGGTCTGGAGGTCGATGAGTACCTTTTGTTGAGAAAGGGCTACATCGAAAAGGTAAAGACAGAGTCTTTGTTATTGAGGTTTCAGACAGCCTTAATATGCGAGGCTTTGATAGGTAAGGGCAATGGGGCTAGGTTTGTCATGGATAGCTGGCAGCTTGAATCTAAGGAAGATATCAGCCAAGAGCAAATCCGAGCACTCCTAAAGGCCAAGAAAGAGAAAGAGGCCTTAAAAAGGCTTAAAATGAAGCAGAATGGCTGAATTGCAGATACAGATAGCGGCAGATGTCAATAGTGCGGTAAAGGGCTTAAATTTAGTCCAAGCCGAGATGGTAGATACTGGCAAGGCTGCTACCACGATGGGCAATTCTGTTACCCAAGCCACAAGCAAACTAAGCCAACTACCTCAACAAGCTAACCAAGCTGGAACTGCTGTGGGCAATCTTAGCCGAATCGTGCAAGATGCCCCTTTTGGTTTTATAGCCATTTCTAACAACTTACAGCCTTTATTTGATGACTTTAATAGGCTAAAGGCACAAACTGGGTCAACCGGAGGTGCTTTTAAGTCATTGGCTACTGCCATCGCTGGTCCTGCTGGTATAGGCTTAGCCTTTGCGGCTGTTACCTCTTTAATTACTGTATTTAGTAAAGAGATATTTGGTTCTGGCCAAGCAGCCAAGAAGGCCAAGGATGACATTGCTGAGTTTAATAAGTCTTTAGATGATGCTCAAGCCTCGGCCTTATCTAGTGGCCTACAACTGCAAAAGTTTGTAGAGATAGCCAAAAATGGCAATCTACCACTTCAGCAAAGAAATGAGGCTTTAAGCAAGGCCAATGATATATTGGGCCAGTATGGAGAAAAGCTAACCTTAACCAATGTTGCTACTGCCAGAGCCACTGAATTAGTCAATCAATATACACAAGGACTGATTGCTCAGGCTTTGGCTAACCAGTTGGCTGATCGAGCGGCTACCTTGTTGATTAATCAAGCCAATGCCCAGAAAGCAGTAACAGAGGCTCAGTTAGCTTATAATAAGGCACAAGCAGCCTTTATTAATAGGCCTCAGCTTAGTCTAAGAGAGCAAGAGTTAGGTCGTGGGCAAACCTTTATAATTGAAAGAGATAATGCCTTAAAAGCCCTTAATCAAAGACAAGAGGAGTATGCCAACATTACTAAAGAGATAACTGGGGTTACTACTTTATTTAATGAGCAAGCCTTAAAGTCAACCAATTTACTTGGTAATGTTGGTCAAAAGGTTAAAGGGGGAAAGGTTAATGTAGATTTTGAGTTAATACCGGGGATTAGCAATCTTTCAGAGTTTGAGGCTAAATTAGCTGGCCCTTTGCCTAGTTTATTGCCTGACTTACAAAAGGCTATTAAGAATATACAAAAAGACCCTAAGGATGTAAAGATTCCTATTAAACCAAATCTGGAAGCAACTGAAGCAAATAAAGAGTTTATTGAATTTGCCAACAGCATAAGTCAGGCTTTGCAGAATGCTTTACAACAAGGGTTAGAAGGTATCGGTGAGAGCTTTGGTAACCTTTTGTCGGGGGATGATTTTGGCAAAGGTATTTTAGATGTAATTAGTTCACTACTTACTGCAATAGGTAAAGCCTTAATCGCTTACGGTATTGCAAAGGATGGTATTGATAAAATATTAGGAGCTGGGGGTATTGCAATCCCAGGGGTAGCCGCAATCGGAATTGGTATTGCGACAATAGCTGCTGCATCTCTGTTAAAGAACTTTGGAGGTGCAAGAGCATTAGGTGGCCCAGTAAGTGGGGGAACTCCTTATCTTGTAGGAGAAAGAGGGCCAGAGTTATTTGTGCCTTCAGTAAGTGGGGGAATTGTACCTAACAATCAAGTAGGGTCAATGATGAATGGTAGAGGCAATGGTGGTGGTTCGGGAATGTCGGTTTTAAGAGGGCAAGATATTTTATTGGCTTATGCCAGAACACAAAGAAGTCAACTAAGAGTAAATGGCTAACTTTTACAAAGGTAGTTTTGTTAATACGCAAGTAGATTATTCGGACAATAGCCCGAATGAGCAGACTATTTATGTAAAGATTACAAACACAGCAGAAAATGATTTGACTGAGGTAGAATTAGAGACAGCAGATGCCCCAGTCGTTTTACAGACCGTTGATAACTCAGAGGATAAGTTTACCCCTATAAAAAGTAAAAGCTGCAAGTTAAGAGTATTTACTAATGATGAGGTAAATGCCATGACCTTTGCTGGGGGTGGCGATCAGCAGTATAAAGTAGAGATTGCAGTAGGGGGTGAGTCGGACATTATCTTTACTGGATGGCTTTCTATATCTGACTTGGGCCAGACCTTTCAGCCTGACCCTAATGTATTAGAATTAATAGCTACTGATGGCATAGCCTTTTTACGAGACTTGCCTTTATCAGATAATGAGGGTAGATACTTAACTGGGCCGCATCCGCTTGTCAAATATATTAGTTGGTGCTTGCAAAAGACTGGGTTGGAATTACCAATCTGGGTTGAAATGAATTTATTAGAGGTCTCAGCTACCTACGATGTGGCTGCTGACCACTTTTACAATATGCTCTATATAAATGCTCAGACCTTTGAAACGAGCATTGGGGAACTTGAGAATTGCTTTTCCGTATTAGAGAAAATACTTAAAGAGTTTTGCGATATAAGCCAGCAAAAGAATGTTTGGTTTATCCGTTCAACCGATGAGGCTGGCTATGCAATTAAAAGAGTATGTAAGTTTAATTATTTAGGCGAGCCTATTGCCTTTGACGCTCCTTTTCTGGTCAAAGATATTGGGGCTAACTATGACATCGCCTTTATGAACGATGACGCAAGGTTAAGCCTCCAAAGGCCCTATAAAGCGGTTCATCATACCTTTGACTACAACTACCCAGCCGAAATCGTACAGAATATAGATTTTGAGAGGGG